GTGATAAGTTTGGACCTCGTTCAATCGCTAAACCGTGGTCTGATATCAAAGAGAATCTAACTAGTTCGTTCTCAGCGACTAGTGATGAGAAATTTTCTTGTACTACATCTGATCTTAAATTTAGAAGAAATTTAAGACCTGCCTCGTTTACTACGGCCTTACGTAACTTAAAGAATTCTACTAGTGCTGGCTTACCTTACTTGGAGAAGAAAGGTGTCGTAAAAGAGAAATATAATGAAGTTATTTGGTTACAGGAATTAAAAGCGAAATATCCTGCCATGCCGTTTATTCGGACACAAGAGGGTGGTAAAACTAGAATAGTTTGGGGTGTACCAATTTCTAACATAGTATTAGAAACTAAGTATTATCTACCTCTGTTTGAGCTTAGTAAACTTGATAAGTACAGAACGTCACTACTTGGACCTGATGAGGTTAACGTACGTATGACCGACTTCCTTTTAAAGGCTAGAGACCAAAATCTTTTCATACTGAGTATTGATTTTGAAAGATACGACATGTCAATAACGAAACAAATGGTGCAGTGTGTGTTTGATAAATATTACAAACCTAACTATCAGAACAATAAGAACATTTCTAGTGATCTCGACTTGATCGCCGATACTATGTCGGGTATTGGAATAGCGGTACCAGGTAATAAATACACAACTGGTTATCACGGCCTAGCTTCTGGTTCTATGTTCACCAATGATGTTGGTTCCAAAGTACAGTATGACATTGGAATTAGTACAGGATTACCTTTAGATATTGAATGTAATGGAGATGACGGAATAATTCTTTTAAAAGAATCTGACATTGATAGTTATATTAATAGATTTGATAGTCTTGGACTTACAGTAAATAAAGAGAAATCGTATAGATCTGATAAATTCTGTGTATTTTTACAGCGATATTACTCTCTTAATTACATTGGTTCAAATGGAGTAGTTGGTGGAATATATCCTTCGTATCGTGCATTATGTAAGATTATATTCCAAGAAAGACATGTTGAGTTCAATAAGGTTGGATTAGATGGTAAGGACTACTTTTCAATAAGAACTATTCTAATTCTAGAAAATTGTAAGTTTCACCCTTATTTTAAAGAACTCGTAGCTTACGTTTATAAGCTAGACAAATACTCTCTTCGGTATTCTGATGAAGCAGTTGGAATATTTAGTTCTTTTGTATTCCAAACTGATGGCTCATCAGGGCAGATAGTTCATGGTTACTCTCATGATATTGGAGGTATCAGA